AATATCAAGTGGATTAATATCAAGCTCGTTAAACAGCAATTTAGCAAGTGTAGTTTTACCAATACCTGCACTGCCGCTAAACAGCAAATGCGGAATGCTTTGCTCTTTAATCCAAGTGTTTACTTGACTACGTTGTGCTTCGTCACGAAACACATAACCGTCTACAGTTTTCGGCCTGTACTTCTCTACCCAAAGTTCTTTCATTATTCACACCTTTTTGATATCAACTTTATAAGTGTTGCAGTTGTTTGCGTTTCCTGTGTAATCGTCAATAAACGATTCAGAAATGTTTGGATTATAATGCTTGAGCTCATTGGCTGTATAAGTGCTAGGATCTTTTACTCCATACTTATCAAGTAGGTCAAGAGCCCATTCAGTGTATTCTTTTCTGTTTTTGAACATATGATTCTTTATATTTTCCATCAAGTGTGTAATACGCAGAGTTATACCACGCATCTTGTATACTAGTTATAGCATGATATTTCTTAGAAAGCAAGAATTTATACCAAGCAAAAAAAAGTTTAATACGTTCTACCAAAAGCCTAATACTCTTCCATTACCTGCTATAATAGCAAAACACGTTACAATATGTAAAACAATCCAAAATGTTCTAAATGCTAAAGCTCTTATAACATCAGTTTGAGGAATTGGTAAGAATTCAGGTTTGTCGTCGTCGGTTATGCCAATTGGCATTCCTACAGTTCGAGCCCATAACTTTAAAAATCTACGTTGGCCACTCACTTACTATAGATCACCGTCTTTGCGATTTTCACTGTAGAAAGCATCAAACTCACCACCAGGATAACGTGCTTCCAGTTTGCGGACGTTTTCAGCAATTACTTCGTTGGGATCTTCGCCAATTGCGTTTACAGCATTGACCCAATACCACATAATATCACCAAGTTCACGCTTCATATGGAATATAGTTTCTTCGTCACAAGGCTTACCTTGAAAAATCATTTTCTTTACGATCTCAGCAAACTCACCCGCTTCGCTTGCTAAGCCAATAGCACCAGTAACAAGACGTGCACTGTTTACTTCAGCACCATCTACACCTGTATCCATGTCAACCATGCGATTATACATTTGTACAGTGGATTTAGATTCGTTGCTGGTTACAGCATCTACAAATTCTTTGTATTTGTTTAGATCTACTATATTAGTCATTTTAGTCCTTTGTGTAATTACTTTTAACTCTAATGATTATAGCAAAAGTATTACACAAAGTCAATTAAAAATCAATATCAAGTCCGTTGATAGAATAAGTTGATCCGTTAAATCCCTTATCCATTTTTTCTACTTCGGACATACTATCACTATTTTTGCGTTCGTAAGGATTAAACTTTTTGTCTTCAAGCCTAACCCTTACACCGGGGGATTTTAATTTTTTCTTGTTGAAAATTCTCATGACGAAGTTACAAACTCACTAGGTGTGTAGCTGTCACCGTGATTAAATTCTTCACCAAAAATATAATCATGAGGTTTAGTTTCACTGTATCCCAAAATAGCAGAATTTTCCACCATTCGAATAGTCCCTGTAAACTCGTTATTTTCAAAGTCGACACCCCGTGTCCAACGGCCGTGTTCGATTAACACCCAATGACCAATTTCATAATCATCTTTGTTGCGTGGACCTTTGTCAAATACACGACCCCAGCGTGCGTGTACTCCGCGACTCTTGCCATCGTCGCTTGAAATAATTAAACCACCTTTGGTTTTCTGTTCACCAAAGTCCATATCTGAAACAAGTACCTTGTCACCGATAGCTTTTACTTTTGATTTAAATTTTTTCATAATTTATTATTCTTCTCCGTCGTCGGGCGTATTTAAAGTTGATTTCTTTTCGGCAATAACTGCATCGTTATTTTTATAATAGTCAGCCATAACCTCTTCTCGAGTACGAATAATTTTGCCGCCTTTGCCTAATTCATCACCTCTAGCGTTTACTTTCATATTGCCTACAGCAGGGGTTAAGCCGTGTTTTTCTCTTAATTGATCCATGTTAATGACTTTACCACGCATGGTTCTATGTTCAATTCTTTTTGGATTTTTTGCTACCATTTAACTCTCCTAGTCAAACTCGTTGTCTTCTCTATGACCAACACGCATACTCATGTTAGCATCAGTTTCACGGACTTCTACTTTAGAACACCAAACACGCTCGCCTGGTTCCCAGCTTGGTAAGAAAATAGTATTAATGTATTCGTATAGGAATTCAGCAATACCTTCGCAACCAGTCTTTTCTACTTCTGTAATCTTTGCAAGACCTAGCTCGCCCAGTTTAAGCAAATGTTCACGCTGCGGATCATCCTGTGCAACTAGCAGTGTATGATCAAACCATTCTTCAAGTTTGTCTTTGAGTGGGCGCAATCCGCCAAAGTCTACAACCCAGTTACGAGCATCTAAATCATCAGTTTCAAATTCAAAATGAAACGAAAATGCATAGCCGTGTACTAGATTGCAGTGACTGTCTGCTCGCCATTGACGATATGCACAAGGTGCAATCTGTCTGTAGGTTTTTGTACTAATATATTTCTTACCCATTTTATACTCCGTGTATATTACTTATCTTAGAAATTCTTTGTAGTCTAAATTATGTTTAAAACTGTCTACTTTATGTATACCTATTAAATATAGCACATAACTAGCTACGGAGCTACCTCTTCCTACGCCCCATACAATTTTGTTTTCTCGCATAAAATCTACAAGATAAATCATGTAGCGTAGCAGATCAGTCATTCCATGCTTTCTAAACTCCTCAAGTTCTTCGTGTGCTCGATATGCTTCAGGAGGCCAAATTTCAAACCGCTCAGCTAAGCCCATCTCTACTAATCGGTCATCTATAAACGCACATACGTTAATATCCTTATATTCATCAGGCATTAACCATTCATTTTGACATGCTTTGTCAAACGTGTTTTTGTCTATGTCTAATGGAATATACATGTTAAGAGGCGGTTCGCCTTGCTCTTCTAGCGCAGCGCTAAATTTATCTAGATCGTCACTTGGATCACATAATACAATATGACATTTAGCAGCATTGCCACTATAAATCATATCGATAAGATTTTGATTGGTGAAACGAGGCACACCAAGATTGTCAGTTTTCATAAGCATATTTTATTTTAATCTATATTGATTAAATTGTCAAGTCCATTATCGTCGCCTGCTTGACGATTTTGTGATTGTCTTACATGTAATTCAGATCTATAAATTTCTAAATTTTCTAGTAGCAACCCCTGGACTTGTGGATTGCTACTAGCTATAAAATATTTTTTAGATAAATCGTTTACAATATCTAACAGTTGTTCTTCCGATAATTCACTTAAATTATCAAGCAAAGGATTTATTGCCATTAATCGTAAGTTCCGTGATAATCACCAAATACTAACACGCCATTATCCTTTGTCCAAAAATCAACAATAATAGGATCTGTTGTACTATTAATTGTAAATGGATCTGGCCACGAGCTGTTTGTTTTAAGCACTCCGCCATTGCCTGCTACGAAATTAATTGTATATGGACCACCTGAATTGCTTAGTATCTGCAATCTAAGTTTACCTAATTGAGGCGAAGCAGGCCATCTAGAAAGCGTTAGAGTAATACTATCAGTTAATGTAATAATTTGATAAGGAGCATCGTCCCAGTTTATTGTTGTATCAACTCCTATAGTACCCTTATCTATTATAGTTTCGGTCCAGGTATCAAGTTGTAGATTTGTTTGTAGTAAATTATTATAATCGTTAGATTGGTTACTTTTTATAGTGTTGTTCTGTAAATCTTCAATTTCACTTTTTGCAGATAGTAAACTATTTTTTATTAGAGAAAAATTATCTCTAAATCCTTGACTATCGTTGTCTTGCCCTGCAACTGGATAATCTGCATCTATTGTTGTAGCGGTAATATTACTTGCCATTATAAATCTCCATAATATTTATCATACTACGTATTCTTTGTTTTGGAATACGATGTACTGATCTTCATCATATGCTTCTGTATTGTCAATTAAAACACGATCGATGTCTAAATTTAAATCTTTTAAATCTATTTTGTTTTTGTTAATCTTTGCTAGTATACTTGCACTAGTACCAGGTTTGCAATAACATAATACTATTGCAGGTACATAACCTAATTCTGCGACTGTATCTTGTGGTGTTTGCATCCACAACGGTAAAAAGTCTTTTTCAGTTTCGCCCAAAGCAAGTATGCCGTCACGCATGTTTTTTATACTGCTGATAGTTTTTTTATTTTTTATAGTACTATCAGCTGAATATAAATCAAAATCAACAGTAATAACATTTTCAAATCTAGGACGTATTTTATAATTTGTGTTAGCTCCGACCTCAATTTCTATTAGTACAGTATTATTTAATGCAGTAGTAACTGGAATTCTATCTGTAAGGTAATATATAAAGTCTTCTTGATCTCTTAAGCCTATAGTGAAAAATCCTCTAAACTCAAAACTATAAGTAGGATTATCTTCATCTCTAGTAATAATTTTAATTTTATAGGGATCACTGTCATAAAATTCATCTTCATTATCATAATGTGCATCATTAATAATCAAAGGTGTGTGATCTAAATGAGTGTAAATCTTTCGTGTTTTGCCTTTTTTTGGCATATTAGAATCAATTACTTCTGCGTATACTACTTCATAAAGAATATTTTGCGTGCCTAACTCTTTTGCTATAGCAGTCTTTATTTGACCAATTTTATATTGTTTTCTTTTTCCATAAAGATTGAATACACTGATATATTCTTGTACATTTCTAGTTTCAATGCCACTATATAATAAAACTTTGACATCATTTGGAATGCCAAAATTAGGATCGTTTGGTCTAAAAATACTATTGTAATCAAAAATTTCATTATTGTTTTTTAAGTTTTGATAAAAGTCTTTATCAGATTTATTAAACAACGGTGTTAACCAAATGTTACTAAACTCTTTATCATTAGGATCATCTATAGTTATTGTAAATTCTCTAGTATTAATATTATAACCATAGAGATCTTTAACAGCAACAGTAAATTTAAATATTCTATCTAATCTAGTAGTATTGTTATCAAAAGTTGTCGTGCCACCGTCAATTACACTTAGTCCTTGCTGATCAACTGGGCCAAAACTAGCAACCTTGCCGAAAATTTCTCCAGTGTAATTTAATTTCATGCCCGGTGGCAGACTTCCAGACTGTAACGAATAAATCAAACTAGAAGACTTATTTAGTGTATTTGCTTCTACCTTAAGTAAACTTGTATAGTTAGCGCCGTATGAACCAAGATTGCTATCAGTAATCCAGTTGATTTCACTATTGACTTCGCCTATTAGAGTCACAGTAAATGTTTTTGTAGATGTTGCCTCTTCAGGTTCTGTAAGGTCAAAAATACCTAAATTAACCTGCGTGCCTTTTACAATATTAGTTTGCGTAGGACCAGTTAATGTAAGCAATTCATATTCAGAATTAGAAAAATCAGCTGCAAATATTTTGTAAGTAAACCCTTGTATAGTGAAAGTTCTGCCAACTAAATTTTGTTCATTTACTTTTTCTGTCTTGTTGATTTTTAGAAAGGCAGCACCTTTAGCGGTGTTTTCAAATGCAGTTTGCTGAAGTTCTACACGCTCAGAATCAAACTTGACTCTAGTTGCTGTTACAGTAAATTTATACTCTTGTGTAGTTTTTGGTTGGTAAGGTGTTCTACCTATAATAAAACCATTTCTAAAATCAAGTCCTAAGCCAGGCGGCAATACACTAGGAGTATTATCATCGTTAACATCTTCTAATCTAAACCAAACTAACCCATCAAACGTTTCATTGTTAATAACTTGTAATGGCAAATGTATATAATTGTTTGCTCGCCTATATCCAAAATTACTCGGAGTGAGCCAATAAGGTTTTCTTAAATTTGTTACATCAGCAGTAAATGTACCAGTACCTGCTTGCATAGTTGTAACATCAGCAGTAAAGAAATCGTCTCCTACAACAAATATTCTAAATAGTCTAGTGACAACATGTTCGCCATCAGACACGTTTACTTCAAATGAAAAGTATCTGTTTAGTTTTTTTGGCGCTCTTCCTGGAAAACTTAAATCGTATTCAAATAAATCATAAAAATAACTATCAAAGCCGCTACCTGAAGTAGCATATTGTACAAACCAATCATATACAGTGTTTACACCGTAATCAAAAGGACCAATATCGTAACCGCCTGTCATAGATTTCTCTATTGCAAGTATAGGATCTACAATACCAGTTATTCTACCATCTTTAGTTAATGTTAATCCTGGCGGCAATTGACCACCTTTTGCAGGTATAAAATACTCTAGTTGTTGGCCGGCTTTAATATCAGGATCGTCAACTTCTAATTGAAAGTCAACAAAAGCGTTGTCTAGTACATAATAGGTATCATTTTCACCAACAGGTAGTAAGTCAGGCGGCGTTACCCAAACTGGTACATCAGAACCTTGTACAATAATATTAAATGTTCTATCGTATATCTTGTTATTGTATTCAGCTCTTAACACAAATCTACTTTTTGTTTCAAAAGCAACTTCTGCAGGTGTGCCTTTAATTTGCTGATTTTCTAATCTGAGCCCTTTAGGAAGTTTTCCACTTATAACAGAAATAGTAGCTGTTGACTCAGATATAGGCAAATCAATAGCAGTTGTAACATTTTCATTAAGGGTTGCTAAAGTATTACCAGACTTAATAGTCCATATTTGATCTATATGCATTTTCCGCTCCTAATGTATTTATTAGGATTTAGAACGAGCCAAAGTCACTATTTATATTAGCAGGTGTAATAATAGAACCATAATCTATGTTAGTAAAAGCAATAACGTATTCAGTGCCAGTTGTTACACTTGGAATAGTAGTACCAAAGTCTAAATTAAATAGCGTTTCGTTAAAGTTTACACCGTTAACAGTTCCAACTAAGTTGCCTGTAAAATTGTTGGATATAATATTATTAGCATTTGTAATATCATTATTATTTGCATCTAAGTTACCGCTTAGTTGTGGTGCTGGATCTAGTGCTACTAGATTTGTACCGTCAACAGTTATTGTCATATCTTGACCAACAAGTGTTGTATTGATATTGCTAGATCCCTTTACGCCAAAAAACTTTCCCGTTCCTGAAATATTTACTGCATTATTATCAGATTGTATTGTAAAATTTTCTGCACTATTAATTACGATTTCTGTTGGAGATTGCGTTAATGTGATGTTATTTCCTGCTACTAAAGATTTGAAATATAAAACACCATTTTCTTTGTTATAGAATACACCAGACCCGTTTCCCAAATTTTCAGCTTCGACTTGAATTGTAGATCTTGCTTCTATATCTAGGAAATTTTTATTGACTTTATCAAAAGCTATACGTAGACTGTCGCCAGTACCGTCGTTAGCAATATTTCCTATATTAATATTTTGTAAAGCCATTTACTTCTCCCTTAAGCTCCTGTGCCGCCATTTAATGTTTTGACTAAAGTAGCTAGTCTATCTAATGCTGCACCTACAGTTGTTGGAGCAGTACCGTTCCAGTCACTTGGCGTTGTTGGAGCATAATATAATGATCCATCAGTAGCATCTATAATAGGAGAACTATCTTCAGCAAAAACACTTCCTATTAAATCACCTTTAAATATATCAGCTTTTGCATTACCTACAACTTCTAACGCTTCGATCGGAGCAGACAGGTTATTTATATCGGTTGGATCTATTTTAAAACCCAAACCAGACGATACTATCCGATCAGGAAATAATTTTAAACCAACATTCGCAACCACATCGGGAATCAATGTTAATGCATCTTGACCAAAAAAGATTCCATGTGTAAGCGTAGGACCTTCAAATACCTTAATCGCTGCTTGAAGTGTATCAGTATCAGGTACCGAGCCATCATATACTAAATCTAGTATAGCTGCACTGTTTGGTAAAGTTATTGTAACATTACTTGCAGTTACTATTCCATTAAAAGCGTCAATAATTTGTGTAGTGCTATCGTCACTAAACACACTTCCTTGTAAATTTCCAGTAAAGTTTGCAGCATATACATTAGCAAATTCATTTACAGGTGTACCTATTGAGTAAGCAACGTCGACATACGGCACTATGTTTCCTCTTATAGTGCCATCTAAATTAATACTAGATAATACCCCGTCAACAAGAATTGTACTATCGTCGCCAAATACTGAACCTTTTACATCTCCTGTTGAATTAACTGATATTATACCAGATTCTAATTCACTAGCTGTTACATAGCCTGCATCATTTGGCAAAAAGCTTACTGGCGTACTTGTTGATACTCCGTCTACTAATCCTAATTCAGCTACAGTTACTGGTTTATTTGTAAGTGTTAACCATGAAGCACTTGTTAAATAATTTGCATCATTTGTTAATAAACTGATATTAGCACCACTTGACACAAAGTTACTATCGTTTGTAAATTGGCTTAGGTTTAAAGGTTTATTTAATAAGTCGTCATAATCACCTGACGTAGCTACTTCTGCTAGTGGATTATTATTGATGTTTATATTTGCCGCATTAATGGTTGCTGCGGTTAGTGTTCCTTGTGCTGTTACATCTAATACACCTACAATACTGTTACCGGTAAGATTTAAGTTATCACCGTTAGGAAGCTCTTTAATTTGTCCATCTGATGTATCTAGTGTTAGCGGATATCTATTTGCCATTATTTTTCCTTATTATATATATTTATAGTTTTCCCACTAAGACTTCGATTAAACCTTTGCTGTCGTCTTTCTTATCTTCTATGGCTTTGCCTATTACTGTACCTATTTTAGGATCTTTTTCAACAATAGCATAACCAGAAATAGCACTAGCTACCAGCATGTCACCTTTGCTAACTTTGCCAATTACCTTTACAGGAATTCTACCAACTAAGGCTATACACGCTGCAATTCCCGGACAATCTTGATTCATTGTAAATGCTGCTGTATTTGAAATTACGCCAGCAATTTTATTTGTATTATGTTCAGTTGATTGTGTAACTTCCTTTTCGCCACCAAGTATCATAACAGTACCTACTTCGTATTCAGCATCAGCTTCGTAGTATTCAGCTAAGTCAGCATAAGTTGCTTCGAATCTTGAACTGCCGGTTAATGACCAATTACCAGTTATTAAGCCAGTGACAGCATCCCCACTAGTTGATATACTACGTGTGTAAAGAGTGTCAGTGGTTGCACTTGTGTCCATGGTTATGTCGCCGTCTGTAACAGTTAAACCTGTTGCAGCCGTAATAGTGGATCCTACGTTAAGTGCACCCCCTATACCTGCGCCGCCGGTAACTATCACAGCTCCGGTAGTTGTGTTTGTAGACGCCGTACTGTTAGTCACAGACAGTTTATTAGAAGTTTCAATGTCTGTATTATTAACCTTTAATTTTGTTGCACCATTAGCAACTAAAACAATAGTATCGGCAGCAGAGTCAGTTACAGTCCCAGCACCTATTGCAATACCTGTAGACGAAGCATCTTTTTCGTCTGGCGCTTCAATAAAGCTTGAATATATCCAACGAGCAGCTAAAGCACTTGTTTCTTCGCTTGCTTGCCCTGTGCCAAAGCTACTAGCAGCATGGAATACACTTTCTGAGTAAGCACCTATATCACCAACACGTATTACGCCGCCCGTGTTTATTGTTGGTTTTGAACTGCCTTGAGCAGTGAATATTACACCTTGATCTGGTGTTTTGAAATTAAGTGTAGTACCACTTAAAGATAATATTTCGTAAGTTTGGTTACCGCCTATTACATAAGATGATGCTCTAATGGTACCACTTGCATTTCTTCTTACAAGGCTATTTGCATCAGTACCTTCATCTATTGCTTTTTCAATGCCATATGTAGCTGCTGCGGTTCTAGTAAGAACTTCAAGACCTGAGTTATATGCCCCAAAGTCTCCATCAACAATTGCATTGCCCGCCGTTAGTAAATCTGTAATAGTTACAGCTTCGACATCTCCAGTTCCGGCAGTTGTTCTACCTAATACAGAGTTAGTTGCTATTTGTTCTAGATCTGTTTTAGCTATGCTGTTAGCAGAAATATCAACAGCACCTGCTGTTACGGTAAAGTGTGCAGCATTAAAACTTGCAATACCTTTTGTGGTGGTAGTAGCATCATCTAAATTTAATTTAGACTGATCAATAGCTGCTGATGCGTTTACATCTGCATTTACAATTGCACCTGCGGCTATTTGTCCTTCTAGTTTATTTGAAGTGCCGTTGAACGTTACAACAAAATCACTATTAGCTACATCTGTATCATACGGTGCATTGACCCAAGCACTTAATGTAGAGTCGTATATCATATGATGGTTGTCTGCTATAGCTACTGTGTTGTTGATATCAGTGTCTGCTAATTTAAAGAAGCTGTCTCTAGTACCAACTGTTGTGTCTACATAATCTTTGTTTGCTGCATTATTGCCAGCTGCTGGAGAACCTAGATCTTCTATTCTAAAACCACCCATGTCTAGATTTGCAGTTAAAGGAACACCACCAGCTAGTGGTAGGAAACCACCGGTAGTAGCAGGAAGTCTTTCGCTAGGTGTAACACTTGCACCGGTTTGATCTAGTCCTAGTCTACGATCTATGTACCTACGTATCGCTTTTTCAGTAGGTACAGCATCATCTGAGTTATCAACAAAACCATCGTCTACGCTAAATTCTGTAATAGTAGTACCTGTAGTAAAGCCAAGTGCTGTAGCGTTTGTCAAACCAATGCCACTGGAAATCGTAGTTGTACCAGTTGCTTGATCGATGTTAAAGAATTGACCAACTCTAAATACACCAAATTGGTCAGTGCTAGTCCAGAATACTCTTCCTTGGGTACGTTCCCACACTTCGCCTTTTGTAGCAGCAGGTGAATCTGTAAATGTAGTAGGATCGGAATTGTCTATTGGTTCGCCTAATATCAAATTAGGGAAGTTAGAATCATTAAATGATCCTGTTCCGACCTTGCTAAATTTTGTTCCAACAGAATTTAGAATTGCTGTTTTTTCTGTTACACTTGCAGGTGCAGCTGCCTTCAAACCTGCATACAATATATTAGGTTGATTTTCGTTTACAGATTCTGCTAATCCTGCGCCTGGAGCAGGATTAGGTGCATGAAGATCAGTACCAATATCAGTAAAATCTATAGTAGCATATGTAGTAAAGTCTGTATAACTGTTACTAGTAATTTCATGAGTTTTACCAGCCCAAACAAAAATTACACCACCTGTTGCTATTCTTGCTTGATCGTCAGCGGTTAAGACTTCAATAGCAAGTGTAGTGTCACCGACAGCATCACCTCTACCACTATTAGTGTTTGCAACGCTTGGGACTAATTCAATATATTCAAAGCCTTTATCTAAACGTGTTCTAGTTTGAGTTGCAGTTAGATTATTTGTATAGTTGTCAGTGGTTGCAAATAATTCACTATTGTATGCGGTATTGGTGCTTTCTGTGAATGTAATTGTTGTGTTAGGTTTAGTGTTCAACGTAGACGGCGACGCTACATTATCAAATATAAACTGCCTACTGTCACGAATTTCTACAAGCTGATCTGTAGCTAGTGCAGTTTGAAGTGCACCGTAAAAATCACTACTCGATATGTCATCAGCTTCTAAAAATAGCTCGTATACTGTAGCACTTATATCTGGGTTGCCGCCGGTATCGCCAGTTTGAGTTACAGTGTCTATTTTATAATTGTAAGCTGTGTCTGAGCTGTCACCGTTTTGTGTTGCTATAGTAAGGATACTACCTTCTTTCGGTGCTGACACAACATCATAAATCTTTACACTTGTTTCTGTATTGTTACCTAAATAAGTTGTGTAAACCTTAGCAGGTTGTATCATGTTGTCTAACAAAGTGACAGCATCTGGAATGATATTTGGATCAGCACCTTCTGCAACAAGACCAAATTTACCAAATGTAGCAGTTGAGTTTCCTACATTTACTATACTACCGTCTTTAGAGTAAAATGCTGCTTGGTTATAAGTAGCTTCAGTGTCGGATACATTTATTTGTGCGCCATTGTTTGCAACAATTCCATAGCCAAGATCATTTATTTGTGCAAAGTTGTTTATTACAACAGTCCTTGTGCCACCTGCTTGTATTGCAGTGTCTACGTCAACTGCTCCTGCATAAGGAGTACTGCTGTCTAGATAAACAACACATCTACCTAAACCTTGATCATAATTGCTAAATGCGTTTACTTGATATCTTACACCGTTTACATAAAATACACTAGGTAGTTGAGGTTCTCTAAGTTTTAAACCTTGAGCAGTTGTAATAGTGCTATCACCTAATACATCATAATCTGAACTTTCTACCCATAGCACTGTACTTGAAAGTGATACAGATCCAGTTTCGTCAGTAAACACGCCAGAGTTGCCTCTGATTGTAATCGGAATATTTCCAGCAAACGAGTCAATATAAGCGCCGCCTGCAAAACTCTTTGTATTTGTACTTTGAATTATGTTAGAGCAGTTTGCTATGTATGGGCTTCTAGTTAATATTTGTCCGTCTGGATCAAGAACTACACCAAAGCTTTCGTGCTCTTGTATAGTAATGTTTTCCATAGTACAGCCGTCATTAAGTAAAAATGCATCGATGTATTTGTTTAATTTTGGCGGATTGAAGTTGGTTGCACCAAATGCGCCGCCGCCTTCGGGTGTAACACCGTCGAATACAAAATTAATTTTTGTAATCAAAGCTTGCATAGTAGCAGTGGCACCAGCTTCTGCAGTTTCACTTGTATTAGGTAAAACTATATTTGTAACCGCGGTGCTTCCTTGAGTATACGAAGTATATACGGCGTCTGTTGCACTTGATGCAGATCCTGCAAATAAGTTTGTAATTATAGTAGATAAGTTTTCTAAAGAAGCTTTTACTGCTCGTTCAGAAGACGAGTCTCCAAATTTTGTTAATGGATCATCAGTATCTAATGCTAAAAAGTAGTCACTTTGTATTTCTAAACTATTACTTTCGCCACCAAAGGTTAAGTCATTAATTAAGGCAGTAAGGAGTTTATCGTAGTCAGCTCTAAATACAGCTTCGTTAAATGTTACTCCGAAGTCTGTATTAGCTGCATTCATAAATGCAATAGATTCTTCTATTAAATAATTTTTGTTGTGAGTTAGTATATGAGCTGCTTCAGTATAGCTACCTACATTTGTTACAACAGGTCCTAAGTTTAGTGCTCGATCAGGATATTGAAGATAATGATTTCCAAGTCTACCTTTTTGATTACCATTTTGATCTGTGTAAATATTGCCGGTTGAATTTAAGGTAATACTATCAAAAGAAGAATCTCTATAGAAATAAACATCTGCATGTGGACTTTGACTTAATCTTGCTTTAGGCTTAACTAAAACTCTTCTAAATTCATCTCCGATTATACTTGTGTTTTGTGGAAGCTTAATTGGATAATCTTCTTCATAAGTACCGCTTTCGACAAGTATGCTTACTTCTTTTGCTCTAGATTGATATCCTAGTTCTATTTCTTCATCTACATAAAAATCAATAGGCAGTAGCATATTTAAGTAAAAGTCAGTTTCGTTATTAGGATCATCTGCTGCAAAGCTTGTAATTATGCCTAAAGCTCCACTTGATTTACCTCTAATAATTTTACTAGGTAATGCGTCAATATTAGCAGAATCTGTTTGATCTACTAAACCATTAATATCTGCTGTAACGCTAATTATGTATTTTTCACCATATACAATATCTTGACCAGAATCTGGTCCATTAGCCCAAATGTCTTTTACTAAATCAATTAGACTTTGTATAGAAACAATCGCAGCAGGTTCTGTTGAATTTACATTAGCTCCGGATTTGTTCTGGCTATGATATTGTTGATAATGTAGTTCTAATTTACCTAAAGTACTGTCGACTTCGTAATCACTGTAAGCACTAGAATCAACAATTGTATTTAGACCACTATCTGCATATAATTCAAAGGTTGTTGCAGAAACTACTTTTACATAAGCATATGTACCTTCTAGTTCATGCATACCGGGTATATCAAAAAACCTAACAATATTTCCATCAGCTAGATTATGATTAGTACTAGTAGTAACAACACCAGGTGTATTGCCTACACTTTTTGTTATACTATCAATAAATCTTTGTTTGTATCCTTGATTTTCAAAAATACTTTCGTTAATTATTTCGTATAATTTATCTACAATAGCAGTGTTTTCGGTTAAGAAAGAAGATATCTTAATTCTTCCTTCTTGAGAACTGTAATACTTTTGAGCAAATCTTTTTGTAAGAGCGTTTGCTGTGTTACCTTTATTAACATCAAATCTTATGCTGTCTATTAATGTAGTAAGGTCAGCAGTAAAAGTTAATTCGTCAAAAGAATAATTTGGATATGCAAACTCTGTAAATCCTTTTAATTCTGCTACTAAATATTTTTTATTTGTATCTATTACGCTGTTGGCATTTGTTGAGTTTTCACTTACAAGGCCGCGTGTGACAACTAAACTATTTGTTGTAAAATCACTATGAGAAACAGTTTGCTTATAAGGCCCAGGCACTTCTTGCGAATATTTTACAAGTTCATCTGCATAATTAGCAGCAGCTTGAATTGTTTTAAATGCATAACCTACGCTAGAACCATTCCTTCCATTAGGTACATTTGTTTGTAAATCATCACCAGTTGGGCTTGCATATAAAACGCTTGTACTGGGTGTAGCAATATTGTCTACGTAAAACTTTGTAGCAGCTTGCAAATCATCAACTGAAGACGAACTTCCGGCTAAGTCACCGGGATGATCATGCAGATATAATGCACCAGTCATTGTGTCGCCTTGACGAACTACAACACTCTTTCTTGGCAGAGACTGAGTGCTTAACCAATTACTAGCAAGTGTAGCATCGTACGCTGCATCTAGTAGCGTGTGAGTATCGTCAACTGCAACTGCCCCGTTGCCGATGAGTATTTTATTATCTAAAGCATTTGCGTCAAATGATTTAGCATCTGATTCTGTAGTGAAAAGTGCTATTTCATTTTCATTAACATATCTAATATAATATGTTGTACCATCTACAAGATTAGTAGGTGCTGTAAAGTCAGCTGCAAATACAAAAGGTAGACCATTTTGTCTACGTTCAAATCCATGACTTGCAATATACACATTATTGTTTACATATTGCGTAATTGTTTTTGTATAAGCAGAAGTGTCAACAGGTTCGTCTGAGATTCTTATTGGTAAATCTGCAGGTGCATATCTTCGATCAGCATATTTTCGTGATTGCACAAGATCGTCAATATTGTAGTTAGTTGCATGTGCAGAATTAAGGTCAGTAACAGCTGAGTCAGATACATCTACACCTGCTATTGCAAAATTTTGTGCATCTAGTCCTCCGCCAAGCGCAGGACTTGTGTCATCCTGTATATTTCCAAAACTACTACGAAGAATTATTTTTCCAGGCTCGGTTACAGTATCTACTACAATACTATCAACAGCGTTGTAATACTCATTACCTACATCAAGATCACTGTTAGACCCAAACACAGTTGTAACATATGCTGTGCCAGTGCTATTGCCTAACAGTATAGCACTAGGAGTAATACTATTTGGAATATCGTCTAGATTGGTAATACTGATTTGACCGCCAAGACCAAATACTGCATATAGTTCCTGGAAGTTTTCATTAGTCTTACGAAAACTTTCTCTAATGCTATCGCCAGTACCGTCGTTGCCCTCAATACCTATGTCTATATCTTGTCTTGACATGCTTGTCTCCGATTAATCTTGCATTGCTTCTAAATCAAAATCTACACTTGTTCCGCATCCGCAGGCAGACACAGCATTTGGATTTGTAATTTTAAACATTTGTCCAAATATTGCAGTTTCGTAGTCTATTTCTGTTCCCATTAGAAACATTACGCTAGTTGGATCAACTACTAATTGTCCTTGATTAGCTTTTATTATTTCACTACCTTGCTCTATTTGTTCTTCTGTAATTACGTCCCACTTGTATTCAAAACCTGCGCAGCCCCCTCCTTTAATACTAAGACTTACTGATTTATTATCTGCTGATAATTCATCAATTTTTTTCTTAGCGTTGTCCGTTAGAGACAGAATAGTCATATGTAGAATTCCTTGTTACTGTATTTATTTGATTATTCAAATTGTTTAAGTTGCGGTTTACTCGTTGCAAATTTCTCTGCATTTCTTTAATTACGTTACTTTGTTCTGCAACTTTTTGTTCTAGCGTTTCTACGTATCTCTGAGATGGTACTGCTTGTTCGCTGCCATCTTCTGCTATAAGAGTATAGCTGTTCATACCATGAGCACGTAATCCTCCCATTACACGATTTGGATTTTTATTTTGTACAGGCTGCTGACTGCTATACATAGAGCGCAATAAGCTATTTTTCATATTCAGTCCTTTCTATATAGTATTTATTTGCACTAAATACTGTATGTTTAAAACTTTCTTATCGACTTTAGCTCTACTCATATTATCCTTTATTTCAGCAAAGCCGGCATATGCTGAAAGCATAGAAGAAGCTAAAATGCTTGAACTTATCAATTGGATTATAGACGAATCTGCTATCTACGAATATAACGATGAGCCATTGCCGAAAATTGTTTATGCTACACAAGAGCAATTAGGTGCTTACTTTTATGGTCTAGATACTTACTTAGAAAATGAAGACAAGCTATTTCCTATAGAAGGCATTTTTAGAAGTGCTGAAGAAGGAACAATATTTTTATTAGACGATTTTGATTGGGAAAGTGGGTCTACAATGGATGTTGTAGTACATGAACTTGTACATTATCTGCAATATATTAATGGTCGTACATTTTCGTGTAGCGTGGCAGGCGAAATAGATGCATATAAGTTTCAATCAATTTGGCTAATGAAAAACCCAATTCCTAATAGACAAGAACCTACTTTTTTAACTGCTGTCTACATAATAGAAACATGCATAGCAGAAACTTTGAGAAATTCTAATTTAGATGAAACTCCGCCTAAATAAGCGCAACAAGATCCTCAACAGCTAGATTTTTCATCTTGCTCTCGCACATGATATCTGCGTGTTCTAAGAATGTTAATGCCCATTTATTGCACGCAGTATTTTTGTAGTAATCACTGTGTGCACGAAGCTTTTGCTTTTTGTAACCTTGCTCCATAAGCAGTTGCAAATTTGGCAGCGTATTTGTATCAATAGACTCTATGTATTCTTCGCGACTGACACTGTAGTGAATAGCAGGACGTTGACCACGCCAACTGTCGAACACACGTTTTACCCGGTCGTCGTTGACTTGAATGTATTCACCGTTACTGCGAATGTAATGATGGTGAATGTCAAGCACAAGCGCAACATGTTTCTCAAGTTCTAATGATGCATCAAGACCCCACGAGTTTTCGTCGTTCTCGATAGTGATACAGTTTCTAGCTTCGGGTGACATACGTGACAGTGCTTTAATAATACCTGCAGGACCTTGCCGACCGGAAATGTGTACGTTGCACTTGAAGTCTTGCCACTGTTGACCGTAGCCCATCCAACGTGCCATGTTGATGTGATACTCAAACTCGTCGACGCTGCGATCAACAATGTCAGGATTGTCACTAGCAAGTACAGTAAACTGACCAGGATGCATAGACAAACGCACATCAAGCTTGCGAGCAAGTTCGCCTACCTTAGCAAACTCACGCTCACAGTAGGCGATCACGTCGGGCTTCTGCCAGTAGTAACGCCAATCGTCTTGCGTGTACACAGGCAAGCAATCACTGCCAAGGCGTACCATACGATACACAGGATCACGATTACCTACGTACCAAATCAAGTTGTGGTATGATTTTATGTTGTGGACCATGATGTCCCACAGACGCTGTTCGGCTACTTCGCGAGTCTGCCGATTAAGCCACGCAACAGTTGTGGACTTGGTATTGAAGGGACGCTGAATTTCTTCAAGCTCTTTTTTCTTAAGCGATTGATCAGAATGCATGTACTTACATGCGAAACCTATACGTTGTTTGGTATTGTCGAACATTATGCTATTATACAAGTGTATCCTCATAATGGTCAAGTCTTTTGTTAGTTACTGTGTACCAAAAACTATCACCTTTTTTCTCAACAGCTTTTAAACCGGCTTCATCAGCTAACTCTTTTGAAGAGAAAACGCCCACTAGTTTTTGCCAATATCCAGCGGGCGGTTTTTTGTAAATTATAGTAACGTAAGTTTGAATTTATGCCTCCATTGAAGCTGTGATCTTTTCGGGGAGCATTTCGAAGCCAAAGGTATCGACTACGAAAGCAAAGTCGTTTTCGTCGATGACAATATCACCTACAGAGACGGAGGAGAAGGTACCATGCACTTGGACTTTGTCAAGGTCACGATCATGCATAAAGTTGCCAATAGCATACACATCTTCGAGGCGGTTAGCATCAACGGTCATCACGTGATCGTAGTAATCAGCATCAAGAGCTTTCTTTGCGTTCTTGACTACGTGCTTACCGAACATCCAGGACTTAAGGACGTGCTTACGAAGCTCAACACCGCTGTTGACCATGTCGATTTCAGCCTTGGTGAGTTGAATCTGGAGAACCTTGAATTTCATAGCAGTAACTTCTTCTGTGCTGTTTAAGTTATGCTTTAATATACTACTATTATCGCCAGTTGTCAACCACAAAAGGATCTTTACAATTTGAAGGATTGGGATCACCGTGAAACACAGTAATACAACAGTCTTTAGGAGGCACTACATTTTCAATTGTTTTAAATGTCCTATTTCCAACTTTACCGCCGTCGGCCCATTGTCTAGAAGATCTTATTTCCCACTTCCAACTTTTGATCCATTCGTCGGGAAACAATGTAGCTTTTTTGTTTTGTTGTGCCCAATAAAAAATGTAATCTTGATCACCTCTAAAGCGTCGTTGAATGTCAGTTTGACCCATTGTAAAATCTTGCCATAATTTGTCTAAACTGCCAGCAGTGAATTTTATTACACTGCTGTTATACTTTTCCCAAGCCTTATTTTGATTACGTAAAAAGTCTCTAATAATAGCCCAATTATCATCAGCATATAAAAACAATTTATCAATGTTATTCGCAATCACAACATCTAAATCCATGTAAAGTATTTGACCTTGTATATCTAATTTGTTAGAAAACATATACATCTTTGCCCACCATCCAGCAACATTTTGAGGCAATGACTTTACTTGAATATTTTTGTCTAAACCAGCACTGTCATCAGTCAAGCAGTAAAAATTAAAATCTAGTGTACAGTGCCTTTTACACATGTTGTAAAGTATATTCACATATTCGGTTGAATATTTTTTACCATGCTTTACACAGACAATATTATAGTTTGTTTTTTCTGCTTTCACACTTCGCTTTAATAACCGATATTCTTCTTTTGTGTACTGTGGTCGGTTTATTTTAGCCATGTCTTTTTTCAGCGATTTTATCTGCTAGACCATAATCAATTGCTTGCTGTGCAGTCATAAAATTATCACGATCCATGTCACGCTCAAAATCTTCATAGGTTTTTCTTGCAGTATTATGCTTCACATACAATTCAGTTAGCATCTTTTTCATGTAGGTAATTTCTTTGTATTGGATTTCAATATCACTTTGCTGACCACGTGCTCCGCCGCTTGGCTGATGGATCATTGTACGACTGTGAGGCAACACAAAACGTTTATTAGGTGCACCGGCTTGTGCTAGAAAACTACCCATTGAGCATGCTTGACCTATAACAATCGTAGAAACATCTGGATTAATAAACTGCATAGTATCATAGATACTCATACCAGCAGTAATCACACCGCCAGGCGAGTTAATATATAAATGAATATCAGCTGTAGAATCTTCACTTTCGAGGAACAGCATTTGCGATACAATTAAATTTGCTGAATGATCTTCAACAGGACCATTTAACATTATAATACGATCTTTAAGGAGTCTGCTGTAAATGTCGTATGCACGTTCACCGCGGCCGGATTGTTCAATTACTGTAGGTATTAGCATTTAGTATCTTTCTTTATAATATTCATAATAATATTATAAATTTAGCAATATGTCAAGAATTAACTTACAACACCAAACGGTTTCCAGTCACCCGGTGATCCTGCTCTAGTGCAAACCCAGCCTATATAACCACGTGACTGAGGATATTCGTTCCACACAATGTCACCTAGTGAATACAAACCTCTTGTTGGAATTTCTTTAGCAACCATAAACTTTTTAGTAGACAGCATCATATGATTTGCAACGTTTAGTTCAGGCGTGTCAATAGAAGTGTGTACCACTATTTTGCCAACTTTACTGATGCTAATTCTGTCTGTATTGTTTGTTATAATTTTTAGATCAGCATTAGTATTAGAACCTATTTTCCAACTGCCGTCTTCGTTATCATCAATTAAGAATTCATGATCCCAACTACCAATGCTAAGTGCACCGTTAGGCTGATCAATACCTAGTCCTAATCTATTAGAAGACGATTCGTAAAAGATATATTGATCAAAGGCTAAATCGCCTGACGTTTTTAAATTCTTTATAGTGCCTACAGTTTGTAGTTTACTGTTAATTACTGAACCACCTAGCTCAGTTGCTGATAAAACCATATTGCCGTTTATTTTATAGTTTCGATCTTTGAATAGATTAAGGTCTTCGCTGCTGAAAAATGCATCTGGATTTTTGTGAAATACAAACTGTTTAGCAGAACCGTCGCCTACAAAAAGCAGACCTTTTTGAGCTACAGTGCCGTCGGTAGCTTCAAATGTTAACGGCGTTGTTCTTCTAAGTCTTGTGTCACTTTCGATCTCTTCTACCTTTAGCTTTTTAGCTTTAATTATGCCGGTACTAGTTAAATTACCATGTAGGGTAATGTCGCCCTTTGCAGTGTTTGTTTGAATAGAATCTACAACAATGCCTTCATTTGTTATTTTTAAAACTGACTTATTTGCTTCGTCAGAAATACCAGTACTAGCAAATTTTGTAATCATGCCGCCGTGTATTTTATTACCACTAAGTTCCCGGTCAAGAAAAGTTGGCTTGTCCATGCTGTTAACTTGTTCTGATAGTTGAGCGTACTTTTTACTTACTTTAGCAATCTTACTGTCAACTTTATGGTCAACTTGTGCTTCGAGTGTTTTTGTTTTTTCATCTAATAGTAAATCAGCGTATTTTTTTATTTGCTCTGAAATAGAAGCAACTAATTCAACTCGTTCAGAAGAGTAATCTTGTTCAAGCGATGCTTGAACAAGATCATTTAAAGCAGTTAAGCCTTCGGTAAGTTTAGATAATTTTTTAGCATGTGACATGCATATATTTATCTGATGAGATAAAAGTGTTATGCCTCGAGTAATTGCTTTGTAGAAATACAATGATTGCCATTATAAAACGTCATTAAGCATTGTTCTACAATATCGTCGGCACCTGCTATTTGCATGAGGGTGAGGGATGATTGAAGCTTTTGGGCGTCTACCTCGCTGCCCATTATTGTTTCAGCCGACTTGTCAGCATGAGACATCAAAGCATGGCAACATTCATAATACCTACTTCCTAGGTAAGGATGATTTAGGTAATCAGTTGCGTCGGCTATGCCTCTTAGCCCAAAAAATTTAGCTGTTTCGCTATGTCCTAGATCTCTTAGCTGAGGAAAAATAAACCAAATCCAATGTGTTGTCTTTTGTCCATTTACGAGCTCGTAAAGAGCAGTTACATATTGTTGTTCTTGAGCTTGTAGGAATCTGTTAAGTTTGTCCATTTTAATTAACCTTAAGTAGAACAGTGTGTTCGTTTGTTCTTCCGTTAAGTTTAGTTTCCATAGTAGTAATGCTATCTAGGTACTTACGCAGCTTTACTTTACCTGCTGCTTTAAACTCTTTCAACTGTTCTTCTGGCTTACGCAGAGTCTTTTGAATACTAGCAGCTTCGTCATAGCCGACAATAGTTGTGCCTTTTACACTCAAGCCACTACCGTCACGCCCTTGCCCTGTTGGATCAATCTTAGCTGCTACGTACTTGCCGATTTTACGTGTTTTAGTGTTAAACACCCAAAGCTCGCTTGCTCCTACAATACCGCTCGGCGCAACACTTGAGATTTTGTACTTGTCGTCGATCTTACAGAACTTCAAATTTTGTACAACTTTATCAACACTCTTAGGACGTGGTGTGCGCTGCTTACGATTAGCTTTGCTGGCGTCAATAACGTGCGTACAAGCGTCTACAATAGCTTCTAGCGCATCTAGGTATTTTGCTACATCTGTTTTCTTAAGATGCTTGTACGCTTGTTTAATTTGCTCGTAATTGTCACGGTCTGCATCGCTCATCTTTTTCAGCTTACCTGGCGTAGGAATATTCTGAATAAGAATAAACTCATCTTTCAGTGGTTGATAGAACGCAAGAATTTTACGTGCATGAGCTTGTGTAACAGCTTTGTTTTTAAAGTGCTTTACTACATCAAATGCCTTAACATCAAACTTTTTAGGTTGTGTAAGAAAACCTTCTAGCCAGTTGTCGATATCTTCTGTAGCAGCAATAGCCTGTTGGCGAATACGCTGCTGAATTGTAAGTGTAGGTTGACCTTCACGAATTGCACGTTGTTTGTCTTCTGCTGCTTTTTCTAGTTTGGCTTGCTTGCCTCTAGCAATACAGTTTTTTACTTCTTCGTGTACAAACTTATCAACAGGTTCTAATTCGCCCATTGTGCCTGGCAAACTCGTCCAGTATTCATTTTCAGCAGGCGCAAATGCAGGCATACCTTTGAGCAGCATGTTAGCATAGATAGCAGGTGTTGTTTCGATATATGGTGCAGCTTTTGCATCGGATACATCATCTTTTGTGTATCCGTTTTCTTTCATCCAGTTAAACAGCGCCGGCAGCAAATCAGCAGGCTTGAAGTTTTCATAGTAAAACTTGAAAGTGTCTTTTGAAAACTGATGATAAGTTTTACCATCCCAAGACTCCCAGCCAGACCACTCAGGGGCCTTGAGCTTGTTGCCTTTTCTAACCGTAACAGTTTTTGCTTTTTTACGTGCGGCCATTTTGCTGTCCTCTCTAAGTTATAATAGTAGTATATATATGATTGAGAAGTTTGTCAAATGAAAATGATGGGATTCTGTTCCAAGGTTCCCATCGGACCCGTAAAACTTATGCTGCGAGAGCGTAAGCCTTAGGAGCTACATAATTGTTAGCTTTTAGTTTAAGTGATACTTACGGTATCAATCGGTTTGTCTCCACTTGCTTTCCGCACCAGTCGATCCTAATTCACCCCCTCATAAACACACGAATTAGCAATGGGCCAAAGCGATAACTTTTATAGGGGTCGCCACTATTATATCTAAAATCGCCCCACTGAAAAGGTTGTCCCTTAAACCAACTAATCCAGTGCCAATCCCAAGTCATTCTACCCTCATGTGTTTATGGTGGAGGTGAGGGGATTTGCACCCCTGTCCTGTATACGTTCCGCTCGCTTCATCAACGAACAATGTTATTTATAACATGTTACACAAAGTTGTCAACCACTTTTTTGCTGTGCTTACATTTGCCGTGAAAGCCGAAGCCTGTACACTCGCAAGTAAAGCCTTTCTCAGTGAGTTTGACAGTGTAGTCAGTGCCAGCTTTGCTGCCAGGCACTGTCCATTCAAAACCCACGTACCAATTGTCCTTGATCTTAAAGCCTTCGGGCTTTAAGTAACGCTGTGAATATTTTGGCATTGCTTTCTCTCTTTAGTGTACGTATATACTAACACCTTACTGCAACTTTGTCAAATCTTTATAGCGCTGTTTTAGGCAGAGTTTTTGCTTCTGATAAAAATTCTTCTTTGAGTTTTTGATTGCTAAAGTTTTCGTGTAAATGAGAATAGTCGTGTTTTGTACCGCAGTGCGTACAGTACAACTCGTCTGGTTGCCAATACACAGGTGATGATATAGACCACCAACCTTCACATTCCGAACATTGAAAATGATGTGTAAATTGTAAGTTCATTGTACTCATTAAATAGTTTCCCATAATACTCTATGTTGCGGTTGCCATCCTTGATCAATTAGCCAACTAGGATCGCCTTCATTTGATTCAACTTCGTGTGCAGGAGCAGTCTCACGATATTCACCTGTAAAATAATATCTTTTAGCTACGTCTTTAACAGCAATCAATTCGCCTGTGCAAACATCTACAACTTTTGGACAAGTATCCCAATTGTTTAATATTACACGAATAGCAGCACACAAGTCATCCACATGTAAAAAATCACGCTTGTGATTACTATGAATATAATCAACACGTTTTGATTTAAGTTTTTGAATCAGCATGTCGTCACGTCCAGGCCATACGTTTCTAAAGCGCATACCTTTTACATTGTCATAAGGTGCTGCTACTAGTTCTGTCATTTTTTTAGTAGCACCGTATGGATTAACCCACCACTGCGCTGCATTACTACTTGAAGCATATAGTACTTTACTTGCAAGTTGAGATGCAAAATGAAATGTAACTGCACTGCCTGACACATTGTTTTCAAAAAATTCTTCAGGATCGTCTATTGATTTTGTTACACTTGTAAGCGCTGCTAAATGAATAACAGCACTGTACATTCTGCTTGAATAATGTTTCCAAGCTTCTTCGTCTCGAACATCTCCCTCAAACGTTTCTACAATTTCGTCATGTTCGTTTAGATAGTTGGTTAGATGAGAACCTATATAGCCCTCTGCTCCGGTTATTAATATCATGATTTTTCCTAAGTGCGTCGCTCTATGTCTTCTTCAACGCACTTTTCTCCGTACTGTATTTCTATAATGTGCACGGGCTTGTCATCTTCATTATAGGGGCGATGCCATGTACCCTGTGTAATGACGTAGGTTGTATTTTCATTTAGCACTTGTAGTTGCTTATCCCCATTCGCAAATTCGAGTTCTATGTTTAGTCTTCCGCTTAGTACATACCAATGTTCATTACGATAAAAGTGTCTTTGGTCGCTTAGAGTCTTGCCAGGATCAATTACTAGTTCTTTAGTTTTCACTGTGCCTTTGTCGTCTAGTACACGCCAGTATCCCCAATCTCTCAGAGTCTTTTGTGTTTTCCACTCGTTAAGAATCCAGCTCGAACTGTTCTTTTTATTTGAACCACCTACACCAAAAATAAATGAAAGTGTATTACCGTTTGGTAACGATTCTATTTCTTGTTCTGGTACATTTGATTTTGTGCGATCGCCACCGTTCATAAACCAAATGTTAGAGTTTTGATGTTTAGCTGCTACTTTATGAATAATATCTTTAGCAGTATTATCGCTATCTAAGAAACCAATTGCATGGAATTCACAAGGCAAATTCAAGTTTGAAATAACATACTGACGCTCATCGAAAGACATAAAAGGTCTTCCTTTTTTGCGTGTGAGCCATTCGTCACTGTTCACACCGATATACAAAATATCAACCTTAGATGCTGCTTGTTTTATATAATCTATGTGTCCAGAATGTAACGGGTCAAATCCACCTGTTACTATGCCTATGTTAGTTGTGTTTTCCATAGCGAAATATTTATCCTATTTTAGTCCTCACGCTCGCCAACTCCGTAGTCAATTACTACAGGGAAACGTGGAACACCGTCTGGAGTAAGTTCAAAGTAACGACAAGTTGCCCACGTAGGCTGTTCGTCTGCGTGTAGCAGCGCACGAAGTTGATCTTGTGATCCGCGAACGTTACTGCCGAACTGTGTGCCGTCTGCCATTTCAAGTACAAAGCGCTTTGCGTAGCCAGCCCAGTTGCCCGAACCTTCTAGCACTTCTACAACACGAAACTCTTCGGTAATAAACTCTTTACGCTTGAGCAAATGCTTAGAACGTTTGAATTCGTATGGCTCGTTGTTGCGCACCATTTGACCTTCGTAGCCGTCTCGCAGGTATTCTCCGTAAAGCTCGTCCAGCTCTTGTTGCGTGGTAGTATATCGTGCTTGAACAATCTTTATAACGTTGCTATTAGTAAGTTCCTCGTCTAATACTAGTAGTCGAGTAGCAAACCCAGCATCAGGCATATTATAGTCGTAACAATCATAAACGTGATATTGAACCAACTTAGCAGCTTCTTCTCGATCAGCTTCGGTGGTCTTTACTTTACGCACAAGACTTGCGATTTTGTTAAAGTCTTCTTTGAGTTCGTGATTGTAAAGCTCGCCGTCAAAAACCATGTTCGGATTCTCACGCAGGATTGGCTCAATAGCATCCCAGATGTGCGGACAGCTTGTAATCTCTTTGCCTGAACGAGTCCACAAGCCGTTCTTGTCAGCAATACAACGAATGCCGTCTAGCTTTGGCTGCGAGTAGCCTTGGCTTTGCGGACGCTTGGTGTAGTCGTGTGCCAGCATTGGCTTGAACTTTGTGTACGAGTCAATGTCTGACACGTTTTCAAAGTATTCTTTTTCTACATTAATATCCCAAAGGCTCTGCGCTTCGCTAACGGCTTGTTCACGAGCGTTAGTAGCGTTAGACCTGCCAACATTCTTTGCTTCAGTAATGTT